TGTTCCGTTATTCCAACTTCCTGATATAGGGAATACTTCTAAATTTTGGTTAATACTTAATTCTTTATGCTCAGTTTGAAATAGGTTTAGACTAGCTGAGAATAAACCATTTGTAGGTTCAGTGCTAACTTTACTAATTAAAACATCATTTATCTCAGATTGTTTAAATTGAATTAACATTCTACTAGGATAGTAATTTAAATCACTAAAAGATTCTTCATCTCTTAGGGTTAAAATTTCATCAATACCCGTATTAAGGATGGTCCTAGTAGGGTGGGCGTAAATAGTAGTGTCTTTTTCGGGGAATATAAAATAATGTGCCATAATGTTAATTTGTTACTCTACCAATTATATCTGTGTTAGGGTATTTTAATTCAAAAATACTTGGGTCTAATGATGGGTATATAGTGCCCTTTCGGGT